ATCAAGCTCAGGCCCGGGTGCACACCGTCATTAGTCAAAATGTCGTCGAGATCAGGTGAGAGCCCGCCGGCTGCGAGCATGGTCTGCATCGCTCGCAGGCCAGCAAGGATCGCGGCAAGTTCCTGATCGTTCACTGTGAAGGTATTAAGCGGAGTGATGGGAGGCATTGGGTTTTCCTTTACGGTTTGGCTTTTTTAAAGAAGAAACAAACCATGTCTCGTCGTCGCAAACATCAGCAGCCCAGTCAATCGCTTCATCAGCCGCGTTGAACGGGCCATAAATCTTTATCCCATCTACTATATTACCGCTTATCACGATGTGCATTTTATCCTCTCCTGCAGCTCTGAAGCCTGGCGCTTCGTAAAAAGCACCGGGATTTTACGCCCAATGCTCTCTCGCGAAATGCCTGCTATCTTGCTCCTTTCCTTACAACGGCGTCGTACTCGCGCTGCGGTATCGTGTCCTCATCGCTCTGATCGGTCTCGATCATGAGCAGCTGAGTGATGCCAACCTCCACAAGGCAATGTTTCTTCTCGTTTTTTTCGACGATCGAGACTTGAAAACCGAGCTTCTCGAACTCAGGCGCATATTTAGAATATGGTACGCTACTCATGACTTTCCTCCTTAAGCAGCACTGGCGCTGCGAAACGTCAGTTATTCCGGGCGATTTTAATGCGTTTCTTTGCCAGGCTGCCAAGTGTGAGGCCGGCATAGGCCCTCACAAGATGGTTCCAACAATCGGTAAAGCTGCCGGCATAAACAGGCAGCCCTTCTTCTTTCACAACCCAATAAGCGATTTTGTTTTTCACGGTTTTCTCCATTGTTATGCAGCACTGGCGCTGCGTGACGCCCTCGCCATGGCAAGGACGCTGCGCAAGGTCAGACTTTCTTGACGGGTTCGAGTGCGCCGCTTGCGCACGAAGGTGGCGATTTGACGTTCATGCGAAAAGCCGAATAACCAGCCTTCTTGGCCGTTTTCAAAGCTGACACGAGTTACCGGCTGCTCGCTAGTTGAAAGGCCGCGATAAGCTTTAGGAAGCGGGTTAAGCCTTAGTGTTTGATCTACCAAGCCCTTTAGCACAGTGTCACTTTTGCTCATCTCTCTTCTCCCTTGCTGCTCCTTTTATGCTATCAAGCCATTGCTTGCATTGCAACTATAAAGTGAGCTGTTTGAGATAAATAATAAAACCTAATTAAATCAGTTAGTTATTAAGGTTGAGGCCATTAGAGGGTGTTACATTGCGTTCATTGCGAGCTAGGCGGAGGTAGCCGCCGGGAGGCGCAAGGCCATCCCCTGAGCTTCCTATTGAGACGAGTTTGCACTCACCGCTTCGCGTTTGGCTGCCAGCAGGCCATTCAGGTACTCCAGCAGCTCGAGCTCTGCCGGGCCAAAGTCCATCCGGGCCTGCCATGTCGCGGCATCGAGCCTTATCGTCGAGCAGTGCGAGCTGCCAGCCGCTGCGCGGCGGTAGAGGTTGAACATCGGATGACCATTGCGCTCATCGATCCACTCATGCTCCCACCACAAGCTGTCAGCCTTCAGCAGCTTGGCCTGCTGCCTGGTCAGCATATTGCCAGCCAGGTCGAGGCAATCCCCAATGCGGTAGCGAGCCGGGCTGATATGAAGCTGCGCGGCACCGGCGGCTTCAATGGGTGTATCTGGTGTGCTTCCGAGCCGATCAAGCAGATCGCCGGCAGCCCGGATATTTGCCGCCACGCGCGCTTCCAGATCGTCGGGTAGCGGTATCATGCCAGTACGATATTTTAAAAGTGTGTTACGATGCACGCCCAAAAGAGCGGCAAGCGCTACTTCACTTTTTGCCTTGTAGAAGGTCTTTATGGCGTCGAGGCGGTTAAGCATAATTATCTCCTAGTGTGCAGACTGCACACCGACTGCACACTAGACTTATCATTTAGCGAATGTGCAGTCTAGTCAAAAGTGCACACTTTTTGCAATGAAAGTTAGACTAAGCACCATACTAAGCAGGAGACTAAGCACCCCGTTTTGAGTAGTATGGAATTATGGTTTTTTGTAGCTATATCAATTAGATAAATTATTTAAAAGAGACTAAGCAAGCAAGCTTCCCAAAAGACATGCTATAGCGAACGCACACTGCACACTGCACACTAAGAAATTAAAATGTGCAGTGTGCACTTTTCCACACGAGATAGGAGTCCCTTATTGGCTGCTTAGTCTAATATTATATTATATATTATATATTATATATATAAATCAATAAGTTATTTATATTTTATAGTGTTAAACCTTCACTCCCCTTTGTGATGGAAGTTACCGAAAGTCGCGATTTGCCTAAATTGCAACCTTAATTTAAATACGTAGTAATCATTGAATAATTAAATGGCACTGCACACTGAAGTGTGATGAACCCGGTTTTTTGACACTCTGAACTAGGCTGTTATGTAGATATATCAATAGGTTAGCTATTCCTCTGGAACTAATTGTATATGCTTAGTCTAAAACGTTGCATTTGTGCAACAGTACAAAAAAGCAGCTCAAATGAATGATTGCTTAGTTATTTCAACGCTTTATAATTTAATGTTGAGAAGTTAGGCTAACTTTGTGGAATAAGGGGTCCCGACTGTGCTATTTACTTTTTATTGATGTTATTTAAAAACTGCACGAATTTTTGATTTCATGCAATTAATGTAATGCTTCTCAGCCCCCATGCCCCTTGACACCCGGGCTACCAACCTCCTATCCTGCTCTCACGGCCTAGTCAGCCGTTCTCTCAAGCGGAAGCCTTTCCCGGCAGGTGTCCCCTAGCATCTGCCGGGTTTTTAGCCGAATAGCCTTGACTTTTGCCGAAGAGCATCAGAATATGCGCCAGCCATGACTTTCGAGAGTTTCAACCAGAAAGACGACCCCATGAACCGCGGCTTTGCTATCCAAGAAACCACGATTTTTGATCCGGCGACAGGCGTGACCCTGGAATTTTCGGGAGTGGCAAGCGATACGTCGAAGTGCAAAATGCGTTTGACATTGCCAAATGGCGACCGGCTGGATGGCTTGTTCGACCGTGGAGGCCTCGTGATCAGTGTCACTTCGTTTCCTGCCACCGCCGATCCGGCTGTGACGCCTGTCGAGGGGACCAAGTTGGAGATGGGCAGCCGAGCTCCCCAAGGTGTGAGCGTGGTCAATACGACCGCATCCCTGCTTAGCCACCAGCCGAACGTGCAGGCACGCCCCGATCAGGGCAACGCTTCACAGGTGCTGTCTGTAGACCCCAGGACACCGGTGGATCATAATGCCGGGCTCCAGAGCCTCCAGAATGCCCAGAACGTGGCCGTCTCCCGTGGCGAGATCGGCCCGTTGGACGAAGGGTTTGACCATGCCAACCCCGGTCAGCCGCATCCTGATCGACAGGGCGCCTTCGATCGCGTGCATGGAGTTGAGCAAAATGATGTGGTTTCTCCGGGTGATAACCCCTCATTCCCGGAGGTGCTTCCCAATACCGCACGCACAAGCCTGCCAAATGCCCCGCAGTCGTCACCTCCGAAAAAGGATAAATTTAGCCCACAAGAAGACGGCTGATGCCCGATCTCACACCAGTTCACGGATCGAGTTCGATCGCGGCAGCTGGCTGGAATGCTGACACAGGCGCGCTTACCGTCCAATTTGTTAATGGCCGCAGCTACACCCACGAGAATGTGCCGGCGGGGGTTCTCGAGGAGCTGCTCAGCGCGCCATCGGCGGGGCGATATTACAACGACAGCATCAAAGGGGTTTACTGACGTGGCGGCTTCAACGCTTTTGCTGATCCTCCTGATCCTCCTGATTGTTGGTGCTTACCCCTCATGGCCTTACGCGCGCGCGTGGGGGCCGGGTCCTAGTGGCTTTTTCGGGCTTATTCTTTTGGTTTTTCTGATCTTGCTTCTGTTTGGCAAGATATGAGCCGGGTGTGACCGGGAACCAGAAAGAGCGAGAGGAAATCATAACTCAGCTCGCGCGCGATCGCCGCCTGGCTCACGCGACACTCTTCTCCCATCGCCACCCGCAAGCGACGCCCGAGTTTCACTACGAGATGGTCGAGGCCTGGCACGGTCCTTCACAGCATGTTCTCACCATGGCTTTCCGCGGCGCTGCCAAGTCGACGGTTGCCGAGGAGGCTATATGCCTTGCTGGCAGCTTCCAGGAGTTCAGGAACTGCATCATCCTGGGGGAGAGCGAGGCGCGTGCCAACGAGCGCCTGGCTGCCATCAAGAATGAGTTCGAGACCAACCAGTACCTTGAGGAGCTCTTCGGTAATCTCGTCGGTTCGATATGGCAGGAGAGCAAGATCGTGCTTGCAAATGGCTTGGTCATCCAGGCTTTCGGCCGCGGGCAGTCGCTGCGCGGCGCCAAGCATCTGCAATGGCGGCCCGATCTCGTGTTCGGCGATGACATGGAGGATGCCGAGAGCGTCGCCACCCCCGAGGCGCGCGAGAAGTTCAAGCAGTGGTTCATGAAGGTGGTGATCCCGGCGCTGGCGCCCGGGTATAAATTCCGGATCGCCGGCACGCCGCTCGACCCGCAGGCTTGGATCATGCAGCTAAAAAATAGCCCACACTGGCAAACACATACGTACCCGATCGAGCATAAGGATAAGGATGGTGCGCGCCTGGCCACATGGCCATCGCGCTTTCCTCTCGACGAGATCGACAAGATGCGTAAATCATACGAGGATTTGGGAGCGATGCAGGAGTATCAGCAGGAATACATGTGCGAAGCGACAGACCCGGCGAGCAAGTCTTTCACGGCCGACATGATCAAGCTCGAGCCGCGCTTGCGCAGCTGGGAGCCGGTTTACGCAACTTGCGATCCAGCGCGGACCGTAAAGCTCAAATCTGCCGAGACGGGCAATGTGGTGTTCTCATGGCTTGGCCGCAAGCTGATTATCTGGGAGGCTTTTGGGCGCAAAATGCGGCCCGACGAGATCATTGGCGAGCTCTTTCGCATCAACGAGGCTTATCATCCCATCGAGATTGGCTTCGAGGAAACCGGACTGAACGAGTGGGCGCTGCAGCCCATACGGCAGGAGCAGGTCAAGCGCGGTGTGCTGTTGCCGCTGACCCCGCTGACCCCGCCGAAGGGAAAGATCGACTTTATCAAGGGGTTGCAGAATTACTTTAAAGCGGGTGAGATTGTGTTCGCCTGCCCGCTTCCCGAGCTCGAGCGGCAGATGACGGCGTTCCCGACGGGGCGTATGGACATTTTGAACGCGCTTGCTTACGCGATACGCATCCGGCCGGGGCAGCCGATGTATGACAACTTTAACGTCGGCAATGTGAGCCCCGATATGCGCACCATGCGCGATCAGATTTTTCTTTGCCTCAATTCCAACAGCCGCTTCACGACGGCAGTTGCCGTGCAGATGGTGCACGGGGGCTTGCATATTCTGGCTGACTATACTTGCGAAGGCGACCCCGGCACCTGGCTTTCCGACATCGTCAAGCGCGCCTCCATGGACTTCGAGCAGGGGCTGAAAGCCTTTGCGCCGGCTTCGCATTTTGTGACGATCGACAGAGTGGGTTTGCGCCCGGCGGCAAGCCAGATTCCGGTCGACTTGCGGCAAGGTGGCGACATCGCCCTGGGGCGCGAGGAGCTGCGCGAGCTTTTGTCCCGCACCCGTCACGGCGTCGCTTCCGTGCAGATCAGCACCAAGGCGCAGTGGACGCTGAATGCGCTCGCAGGCGGCTACTGCCGCAAGATGCAGCGCACCGGGCAGCTGTCCGAATTTGCCGAGGTGAATGTATACCGCGTCCTCATGGAGGGGCTCGAGAGCTTTTGTGCGCTTATGAAGACCGGGGCTGTTGAGCAGCACAGCGATGTGGTCTATGCTATGGCAGCAAATGGACGGCGCTATATTTCGGCGCACCCGCGTGCGCGAGGAAGATGATGCTCAAAAAGGACATTCGCGTTGACCCGCCTGAAGAGGATGACGAGCTCGGCGTGGAGGACGACAGCCCGGCCGAGCTCGAGGAACGCGATGAGGAGTTGTCGACCAAGGCATCGGTTAAGAAGGCGCTCCTCGAGCTGTTCAAAGACGTCGACACTGGCTTTACGTCTCAGGCGCCGCGTTCCGACGAGCTCATGGACTACTGGGATGTTTACAACTGCATCCTGAACCGCCGGCAGTTTTATGATGGCACTTCGCAGATTTTCGTCCCCATCGTGACGAAGGCGGTGAATGCACGCAAGACCCGTTTCACCAATCAGATTTTTCCGGTCTCGGGCCGGTATGTCGAGTGCACGACGCAAGACGGCAAATTGCCGCACGCTACCATCGCGCTTGCCGAAAATTATGTGCGGCAGGCCAAGCTGCGCACCGAAGTCATGCCGGCGCTGATGAAGAACGGCGACGTCGAGGGGCATTACTCGGTCTATTGCAGCTGGCAGGAGAAGAAGCGCAGCATCGTGAGGCGCGTCGAGAAGCCCGCAACTCTTGGTGATGGCATCGACGACGACAAGGAGAAGGTTGAGGACATCGAGGAGCAGGAGGTGACGACGGGGCATCCCATCGTTGAAGTGCTCGCCGACAGCGATGTGCTCGTCATGCCATTCACCGCCAACAGCTTATCGGAAGCCATTTTGATGGGCGGCTCGGTGACGATCGTGCGGCGCTGGTCCAAGGCGCGGATCAAGCAGATGATCAAGGACGGGGATTTCACCAAAGAAGCCGGAAAAGGGCTGCTCGAGGCCATGACGAAATATGGTGAGGGCACCAACATCAAGAACAAAGCCAAGAAGATGGCTGAGGCAGCAGGTGTTCATGCCGATGAGAATGGTCTGAAGCTCGCAGTGGGTTATGAGACCTGGACCATGCTGACCATTAAAGGCAAGCGCGTGCTTTGTCGCGCCTATTACGGCGGCTCCAAGCGCATCCTCGGGTGCAAGCGCAATCCGTACTGGTGTGATCGTTTGCCGATATTCTCGGTGCCGGTCGAGAAGGTACAGGGGTCTTTCAAGGGCAAGAGCAAGGTGGCGGATGTCGCTGATCTGCAGTATTTCGCTAACGACACCATGAATGAAGCGGCGGACAGCGCGGCTTATGCGCTCATGCCGATCATCATGACCGACCCCAACAAAAACCCGCGCGTTGGGTCGATGATCCTGTCCATGGCGGCGGTGTGGGAGACGAGCCCGAACGACACACAGTTTGCAAAATTTCCCGAGCTTTGGAAGAGCGGCCTTGAGATTGTGGGCGCCGCCAAGAACGAGATTTTTGAAACGCTGGGCGTCAACCCCGCGGCGATCACGCAGCAGAGCGCCACTGGTAAAAAGCGCAACCAGGCGGAAATCGCTCAGGAGCAGCAGGTCGACATCCTCACCACTGCCGACGCGGTCACGGTGGTTGAGGAGGGCATCCTCACCCCGCTCGTTAACTTTTTTATCGAGCTCGACCATCAGTATCGCACTGAGGGCATCATGATTAAGATGGACGGGCAGATGGGCACCAGGGCTGCCATGGAGATCGTGCCACCCATGCAGTTCGACCAGAAATATCAATTCCGCTGGTTCGGCGTCGAGGCGGCGCGTAATGCGCAGCAGGTGCAGCAGCAGATTGCAGGCCTCAACGTGCTTCGCGGCATTCCGCCGCAGCAGCTCAACGGCTGGAAGGTCGACCTCGTGCCGATCATCACGCAGCTGGTGGAGAACACGTTCGGCCCGCGGCTCGCTCCGCTTATCTTCATCAGCCCCGAGCAGCAGATGCCGGTGCCGGCCGACCAGGAAAACGCCCTGCTCATCCAGGGCTTCGACGTGCCGACGCATGCGCTCGACGACGACCAGCAGCACATCCAAGCGCATATGGCGGCCTTGCAGATGGCTGAGGGCAGCAAAAAGAAATTCCAGCTGCACATCATGGAGCATATCCAGCAGATGCAGCGCAAACAGCAGGCGCAGATGGCTCAGCAGCAGGGTGCCGCACCAGGGGGGCAGCAGGGCATGCCAGGGGGCGACGGCCCGGGTGTTGCCGGCACGCCGCGCATGGGTGCGCAGCCTATGATGCCGAAAGGTGGACAGCAGCCTCCAGGTGCGGTACACCAAGATCAGATGCAAGATGCCGGCGTCATGCCGCGCAACCCGGGGTGAGGCCATGAAAGCGTTTGGTTATTTTCTTTTATGGCTTAGCTTTTTATGCGTACCTGCACTGGCGCAGCAAGCGAGCCCGAGTAATTTGCCGGGCGGTTTGTATTTCACGACGCCGCCGACGCTCACGAACAAGCAGCAAAGTATTTTTCAGGTGGACGTTAATGGTAATCTCAAGGTTGTGTCAGCGGGCACGCCTTCCGGTACGCAAGACGTTAATGTTAAGCAAGTTGGTGGCGCAACGGCAGCGCAGGGGCATGGCACCGCAGCGGCAGCGTTGCGTGTTGAACTTCCGACAGATGGCACTGGTGTACTCGGCTTGAACGCAGGTACGGCCATTGTTGGTAAGTTTGGTATTGACCAGACCACTCCAGGCACCACAAACGGGGTGACTTTGACTGGCAATAGTTTTGCCAACATCACTACGTCGACTACAACCACGGTAAAATCAGGTGCCGGTGTTTTGCATACGGTTTGTGTGAATACTGACGGCACGGTGGCATCGGCTGTGCAGATGTATGACAACACGGCAGCATCGGGCACAAAAATTGGCAACATAAACTCGCTTAGCACTACGGGGTGTTATACTTACGATGTTGGGTTTTCTACGGGTTTGACGCTTGTAACGACCGGTACGGTGGCGTCCGACATCACTGTCAGCTATAGGTAAAAGCTTTTGAAAAAGCTATTTGCAGCTTTATTTTTTCTTTTAACGGCTGCGACGGCGCAAGCACAAAATGTGCTGCCATCTTGCAACTGGGGTGACATGCTTTACCGGGGCAATCTTGGATGGCAGTGCGTCCCTTACGACAACACGCCCGGCAAGCTCCTCAAAGGGCAGGGCAGCTCGGCCGCGCCCGTATGGGCATTTCAGGCCGATCAAAATTTTCTGTTGCCGACGCAGTCGACCAACACCATCCTTGGCAACATCACCGGCGGCAGCGCGTCCCCTTCGCCGATGACGGTTTCGCAGGCGCTTGACACTACGGCTTTTGCGAGCCTTAGCCCTCAGGCTGTTGCCGGCACGGTCCTTTATCGAGGCTTGGGGTCGCTAGGATGGCAGTTTTTGGCTCCTGGTGCCGCTGGCCAAGTTCTCACCACTGGTGGTGCTGTAAACCCTCCTTATTGGGCTACAGGTGGATCAGGCTCGGTGACTTCGGTCGGCCTCACGGTGCCGTCTGAGTTGAGCGTGTCAGGTTCCCCGGTTACCGGGGCGGGGACGCTTGGGATTACGTGGACCAGCCAGAGTGCAAATCTTGTGCTTGCCTCACCTGACGGGCTTAGCGGTAACCCATCTTTTCGTGCGCTGACAAACACTGATATTGCAGCCGCGCTGCCGTCGGCATCGACCTACCTTGACACTCTCGGCTCAACCCGTGGTTCCCTCCTTTATCGCGGCACGGGTGGATGGACAATTTTGCCACCGGGTACCGCGGGGCGTTTATTGGCTTCTAACGGCGCCGGCGCTGATCCGAGCTGGGCAACTGTTCCGGGCACAGGCACCGTGACCAGCGTGGATGCTTCTGGTGGTACGACGGGGTTTACGTTTAGTGGTGGCCCGATCACCGGTGCTGGCACGCTGACCCTGGCAGGCACGCTGGGCACGGCCAATGGCGGACTGAATATTACCTCTTACGCGCAGGGTGACATTCTCTACGCCTCGAGTTCAAGCGTGGTCTCAAAGCTTGCCAAAGATACAAACGCTACGCGCTATCTTGCCAACACTGGCACGACCAACAACCCCGCATGGGGGCAGGTTAATCTCGCCAATGGCGTTACGGGGAACCTCGGGGTAGCAAATCTGAATTCAGGCACCGGCGCCACGGCTAATACATTTTGGCAAGGTGATGCCACATGGTCGGCAGTTAATCTTGCCAATGACGTGACGGGCAATTTGCCGGTGGCTAATTTAAACAGCGGCACCAGTGCATCAAGTTCAACGTACTGGCGCGGTGATAGCACGTGGGCTTCTGTTTCTTACCAAATGGCGAGTTCTTCTTGCAGTGTTGCGCAAGCGACTACAGCGTACTGTTCTTTTACTGGAGTATCTAGTGGTACAGAGGCCGATCTTCTTTACCCCATGGCTGTTGGGACAGTAATTACTGGTATCTCGGTAAGAACAGTAAGTGTTATTGGTGGGGCGGCGCAGACGGCAACATATACGGTTAGAAATAATACAGGCGATACGCTTATTACTTGTCAGATAAGCTCGGGGTCTCCATTGTGTAGTGATACTTCACATAGTTCAACTTATGGGGTCGGCGATTTATTATCTATTAAAATAGTAAATTCAGCAACAACAGGCACCGTTGTTAGTAAAATTGTGCTAGCAATGCACCCATCGTAAGCAAAGAGGCAGAGTATGTCGCTTTTAATTCCGTTTAAACTACCTTTTAATACTGCCCCGGGCGTCGATAAACGTTCTTCGGTGTGTGCTTGGCATTCGAAAGATTTGGTGATTTTAAATAACAGGGACGACGGCGGTAATCCTGATACGCAGGTGAACATAATCCGCATAGCTGAGCTAGCCCTGCTCTCGCCAACCGATACCAATCAGCGTGGAGTATTCAAGTCCAGCCCGATGCGGGTGTGCAATATCGACCACCGGCCGCTGCTCGATTTGCCTTTGACAATGGACATAACCCAAGTTGGCAATATGGGCCGCGGGGAGGGGGTGCCCTACCGTGCTAAGCAGGGCTACCTTCTTTGGGGCCAATCGAACGATATCGAAGGTGTAGAGCCAGAGTTCCGGTTTACCACAGGCATCGGTGATGGGCCTATCGGCGCGCCGGAGGACTTCGTCTACAAGGCTCCGCTGTATTGGACCTTTACTGACAATGGCGCTGCCAACAATGGAGTGAACCCCCGCTTGGCCAAGATCGCGAAGGTAGACATTTGGTCAGCCTTCATGGAAGGTACGCAGCCTTTGCTGCATTCTGGCGTGTCGATCGGCAATGATCCGGTGCTTGGTGGAACGACAGACTGGGTGAGGATTGGTGCTTATTATGAAGGTGGTGATCTTCACGGGTTCTCGTCCCCAACTGGCGGTTTTAACTTCGAACTACTGATAGAGTATGGCACAAGTGGCAAGCGAACAAAGATCGGCGCGGATCGCGTCACTGTAGATTGGGACAAGACAGGTCGCGGTGTCATCGAGCGAGAGACTTTACGCCTTTGCGGCTGGGCGGGCACCGCCTTTTGGATTGACACCAATGATCCTGCCATCAAGGTTTACCTCAAAGCCTTCGACGATCAATTCTAGCCAAGGAGCAAGAGCATGCCCACCCCAGTGAACCTGACTTTGAGTGGAGGAGTTGAGCTTGCTGCTGAAGCGTTCGATGACGCCGCGGCGATCATCGCCGGCGGTAGTGCTGACAAACTTGCATTTACGGATGCGATTAGTGAAGCCATCACGGCGATGGCCGGAGGAGGTGAGGCAGATTTTCAGTTTAAATCGGGCATCATCACAAGAAATCTTGCCGATGCTAACGGTACAATTACTACGTTGGGGCTTGGTTTTGACCCGTCAGCGGTCGAGTTTGATTGCTGTATCAATGGCCTTGTTGTAAACGGCGGGGGGTTGACTTCGAAGGGTGTAGTATCAGGGACGGCACCAAATATTAGCCAACAATGCCAGTACCGCAACTACGACCAGTCCCTCACGGTCGGCCCTGGCTTCACCTGCTTCGCCAACGTGTCTAGCGGCAACTATGCGCAAGGGACCGCGGCGCTCGTCGAAGATGGATTTTCCCTTACTTGGGTTAAAGTAGGATCGCCAACCGGCACCCTGCAAATTTGGTATAAGGCCTGGAGATAAATTTTTAGATGAGCTGGGCAACGATCACGGGAAAAGAATTTACTGCGACGGAATTTAAAAATTATGTTGCGCGTCTTTCAATTTTTCAGGGAGCGAAATTTTGTGTTGTGCATAGCACTGGCGCGCCGACATTGCAGCAGTGGTATCACTCAAAAGGATGGCCGCCAAAGCGGCGCATAAATGAAAGCCTTCCTGATTTTTATAAAAGTAAAAAACCACCTTGGCATGCCGGTCCTCATCTTTTTATTGATCAGGATTTTATTTGGGGATTTACGCCGATGACCGTTGCCGGCGTGCACACGCCATCGTGGAATGATCGTTCGATCGGCGTAGAGATCGTGGGAAATATGGATGTTGAGCCGTTCACCGAGCAGCATCGTAAGCTGGTCGCTGCTGCACTGGGGGTGATACACAGCAAAATGGACTGGGACCCGGCAAAATTTGTTTTGGGGAAATCCGGTCTTCATTTTCATAGGGAAGACCCCAAGACGACACATAAGGATTGTCCAGGCAGAAATGTCGTGAAGGCACAGTTGATAAAAGACGTGCAAAATTATATGCATGATGGTAGCTTACCCACAGTGGTTTCTTAAAAGGAGCAAAGGCAATGGCACTTCCGGTTCCGAATATCGACCAGGTCAAATCGACGATCCGTTCAACGGGGCTATTTCTTGTTGGCCTATTTGGCGGCTGGTTTGCTTCCAAAGGCTGGTTTACGATTGATCAGCTGACGAGTGTTTTCAACAATCAGGTTTTCCTGGCAGCGGCCGGTGGCATTGTTTTGTGGGTTTGGGGGCTTGTTGCGCATACCGATGCTGCAAAAATTAATGCTGCAGCTACGGTTGCGGAGGTGCAAAAGGATGCGCTTACCCCGGAAGGCTTAAAATTGGCCAACGCTTCTCCGGTTACTGAGGTAAAAACGGCTTGACGCCGGCGCTGCTCATAGGCTGCGCTGCTGCTGTAGTGATAGTGCTTGCTATTTTTGTGATTTGGTTCGTCAATTATCGCGGGCAAAAAGAAGGGGCGGCGGACGCCAATGCGCAGCTGGCTAATAAAAATGCAGACGCAGGTCGTAAAGCGGCGGACATTGTCGCTGAGTATCGGGATGATGACGATGCTGTTATCCGGCTGCGGCGCGGGGATTTTTAGCTGCCCACCGCTGGTTGCTTACTCACCCACTTTTCAGCAGCAGGCTGCCCAGCAACTTTCCGCGATTGTTAAAGGCTCTCCTGTTCGAGTGCTGGTCACGCACTATGGCCAGTTACGCGATGCTTGCCGGGCTCTGGGGGAGAGACATTCATGATGGCAGCAGGGGATATTGGAACTGTTCCGCAGTGGATAACGGCGCTTGTTTCACTGGCGGTATACTGGAAGGCCAGAAATGCGGCAAAAGAGATCAGCTTAGTGCATCACGAAACTAATTCTATGAGGGCGGCGCTCGAGGTTGCTAAAAAAGCGGAAGGTAATCTTGAAGGCCGTAAAGAATTGCGCGGGGAGCAAAACGAGGCAATTGTCGCTGCTGAGGAAAGTGGCGGAGCGGTAAAAACCTGATGGAGGCTGAACTATTAAAGCTCGGTGTTGCCGGCCTTTTTCTGCTTTTTGTGATCCTGGCCTGGAAGGAAGAGCGAAAAGAAAAAAAAGAGTTGTTGCTTAAAAATCAGCAGCAGTCAGAGGAATTATTGACCTTTTACAAATCCAGCGTCGATGCTAACGTGGCTTCAGCGCAGGCTATGAACGAAAATACGCGCGCGACGCAAGCAGTGGCCATGGGCTATCAAAATACGATGGACGGCATAAAGGAAATTTTGCTTATCTTAAGGAACCGGCGCCGATGAGCTTGTATGATAAAATCAAAAAAGCGATTAGCCCTGAAAAAATAATTGTGGCACCTCCAGCGTTAACGATTGCTGATATAAAAGCAGCTCACCAGCTGGTTCAGAGTTCAACCCGGTTGATGGAAAATGCGCTGGAGAGAAATAAAAAAGCTAATTCTGTGCTCATTCAATTAGTTGAGCGGAGCGATGCAGCGTAACCTTTCGTTTTTAGGTTGACTATTTCTTATAAATAGCAAATAAATAAGGTTCGACTGATGGCCGTAAGTCATCCTCGACCCGCACCCGTAAGGTGCTTTCGACTGGTGGCCGTAAATCACCGAGGAGCGCAATATGCCGAAAAATAAAGCAGCCGAAATTGAAGAGGAAGTTATTGACGATGGTGAAGAGCAAGAGCTCGGAGAAACTGAAGAAGTTACCGGCGAAGAAGCCGCTGATGAAGTTAGTGACCCGGAAAACCCAGACGGTGAAGAAGCCGAAGGGGACGACGAGGCGGGGCTATTAGAGGGCGAGCAACCTGCACGCCCTAGCCGGCGCGAGGCGACAGTCCTAAGGGCTAAAGAGCAAGCCCGCACAGAACGAGAAGCTCGTGAAAAGAGCGACCGTGAAGTCGCGGAACTGAAAGTGAGGTTGGAACAGCTGCAGCGATCGCAGCAGGGGAAAGAAGACCCGGAAGAAGAAGAGCGTAAAATGGCTCTTATGACCCCGCGGGAGCTTGTCGATTATAAGCTAAATAAAGCCTTAGGCGGTTTTACCCAGCAGATGGCGATGTCCCAGTTTCAGACAGCAGATGTTGCTGACAAAACGGCCTTCCAGACCTTATGCGCAAGCGATCCTCGAGCTAGAAGGTTTGCTGGTAAAGTCGAGCAGATTTTAGCCGAACATCGCCAACGCGGCCAGAATGTTAAACGGGAGGACCTCTTGAAATACGTAGTAGGAGAAGAGGTGTTCAAAAAACCCGCAAAAACACCTGATAAGCAGCGGCAAGACGGGCAGCGCAATATCCAGCGGCACACGACCAAGCCGGTCAATGCTCGCGGCGATGTTGCAACTAACCGCGGAAAGACGGGTAAGACAGCCGCAGACCGGCTGGCGAACGTGAGAATTTAACGCAGGCTTGAGTTTTACCGCTCAGGCTGGCAACAACCAGGAGCGGATCAATGCCTACAAATACAGCCTCTCAATTTCAGTCTGATATTGAGGAGTTCATCGCCGATGAAACTCTGCCCCTGGCACGTCGCCAGCTTGTAGCCTACCAGTTCGGTGACCCGCTAACGCTCGACGAGGGCCGCGGCACCACGTATACGGCAACCCGGTTCAACCGTCTGCCGCTCCCCTTCGCGCCGCTCTCCGAAGGCGTCCCGCCGGTTGGTGAGACGATGACGATTGCTCAGGTCTCAGCGACCGCGCAGCAGTGGGGCGATAAGGTCACGATCACCGACGTGGCCGAAATGACCATTAAGCACCCGCTTTTCAAAAAGGCCATCGAGCTTACCGCTCTGCAGGTCTCAGAAACGTTGGAGCGCAACACCTTCAACAACCTCATGGCTGGCACGCAGGTGAACTACGTGAATAGTCGCGGCGCCCGTGCCAACCTCGTGGCGGGCGACGTTATGAACCCGCACGAAATCGGGCGCGCCAGTGCCATCCTGGTGACCCTCGGTGCCCCGCGTTACATGGGCGACGAGCAGACCGACACCAAGCTGGAAGCGGATGCAGGGGGTGCTCGAGCCTCCGACAACCCGCGCATGATGCCGCACTATGTTTCCCTCATCCATCCGCTCGTTGCGCAGGATATGCGGGAAAATAGCTCGATCAATACAGCCTGGTCCTACTCCGACATCAACCGGCTTTACAACGCCGAGCTTGGTGAGTGGAACGGCATCCGCTTCTGCCAGTCGAACATGATACCTTTCTTCACCGGCGTCGCGCAGGTGAACGGGGTGACGGGTACCGCGGGCACCTTGGCTACTGGTAACTATTACGTCCAAGTGACTGCGCAGGATACTCAAAACCAGTACGAAAGCCTGATTTATCAGGTCTCGGCGGTGGTTGCGGTTGTCGGTCCGAACGGCTCTATTGCCATCACGGTTCCGAGCACAGTGGGTTACACTTACAATATCTACATTGGCACGACGACCTCGCCGGCAAACCTGGGCGTTTCCACCTCAGGCCCGACGGTCGGGCCGCTGGCAGGGCAGGCCACGCAGATTGCACCGGGCACCGTTGCGGTGGTTACTGCCCTTGGCACGGCGCAGACACCTCCGGCTGCTCCGGCAACCGGCATCACGGTCTACCCGACCTTCATCATCGGCCGCGGCGCTTACGGCCAGGTGGTGCTCGACGACGTGAAGTTTACCTACCTCAGCACCGCCGACAAGGCGGACCCGCTGAACCAGCAGCGCATCGTGGGCTGGAAGAACTTCTACGGCATGCTTATCGAAAATCAGCAGTTCTTTATGCGGATTGAGAGCACGTCGGCGTTTAGCACAACCTTCGGCTAAGTCAGGCTTTTAAAAAGTAGAAGAGCAGCAAAAGCGTTGCTCTTCTAAATTTAGGAGCTCACCTACACAGGGGTAAACTCGATGGCTTTATCAACTTTCGGCAGCAATTCAACGAGCATTTTAAGCGCGCTGGCATGGAACCCGGCTTCGGCGCCGGCGGATGTTGCGCAGATCGCCGCTAACATTAAGGACGACTTAAATCCTGCACATCCGATTTCACCTGGGGCCTTTGCAAAAAACGGCTATCTTTACGTCCCCAATCGTGGCAGATTATTGCTGTTACCTGGCGACTATGTCGCTTATGGCAGCACAGGCTGGCCTATTTTGGTGAATGCCGCGGCTGTTGCAGCAGACTGGACGCATAGCCCTTAAGAGGAAAAAATGCCGAGAAAGAAAAAAGTGCCTGCTGACTACAGCGTGCTGACCGAAGGTGAGCAGCTGGAACTCAACAAAGAAGCCAAGGAACTTGCTGCGCAAGCTGATGCAGCTGAGATTGAAAGTGCAGCTGAAAAAATCCGACGTGACCGTGGCGCTGCCCCGAAAGATATTGAGCTTTTAAGTAAAGCTGAACGCGATGAATTACTTAAAGACGCAGCACAGCATGTGCTTGCTGAGCGACGCCGCGTTGCTAAAGAGGCTTTTCTAAAAGACGCGATCGCTAACGAGCGTCGCAAGCTTATGCCGGAAGAAGAGCTTGTTACTTTTCACATCAACCTGGCTGAGTTTTGCCCTTACTTAATGGTCGATGGCCGCATCTATTATCATGGGCAAACCGTCACTGTTCCGAAGGCTAAAGCGGACAGCATGCGTGATACCATCGCGCGCGGCTGGGAGCACCAGGGTGAGATCGAAGGCAAGAGCCGCAAGACTTACCGTAAGCAGATGGAGCCTGTTCTTTCAGGCAAGCAAGTGTCGCTGTAAGGCGGCAGTTTTTAATTTTCACAGCCGAAAAAGGAAATGCTATGAGCGCCGATAACGCTACTCCTACCGATGCCGATAAAGAAGCCGCAAAACGTCATGCTTTCGAGCGAGCGGTTGCCACTGAGTGCCTTTTCCAGGGCAAAGTGTCAGCTGACAGAGACCTCGCCATTCGCTGCTTTATTCCCATGGACGCTTCCGAGGCCGTTTATAATTCAGTGCTGGACAAACTTTATAAGGTCTTCGAGCGCCAAAAAGCGAAAGCTGAAATTATCGCGTTGGAGAAGCACCTCGAGGTGCACCAGCGCACTGCTGATGACGTGGCCAAGCAAAAAGACCTGGTCACTGTTAAAGCGCAGGAAAAGTACAATAAGGGCAACAAGCGCATCCCCTACGAGCCGAGTGAAAAAGAGAAAAACGATCTCGCCGGCTTGGAGGACACGCAAAAGCGCGGGCGCGAGGAAATTGAGAAAGCTAGAAAGCTCATTGCAGAGCGTAAAGCTCTGGTCGAAAACCTTGGCGAGGGAGCTGAGGAGTTAAAGGCAAAATGAAATGGCGCTGTCTTATCAGCAAATCGTCACGCTTGCGTGCCAGATTGCCAAGTGCCCGCGGTACACCGCGCAGGCAGGGCAGCTGATAGCCGCAATTTTAGATGAGCTCATCGAAAATTATGATTTCGACATCGTGCGCGGCAGTGCCAATTTTAATTTCAACACTGCCGCGACTGGCCCTTTAGGCTACGCGCCGGGCTCCGGTCCGAACCTTATGCCTGCTGATTTTTTGCGCGTGCGCAACGATAATCCTGAGGCTGATGACAGTGGGGCTTTTTACACGATTAGCGGCGTGCCTTATGCGATGGTAGCCGTGGTGCAGACCGAGTTTGATGCTTTTGTGCAGCAGGCCGGCCTGAATAGCTTCCCCCGCTGGTATTATATCGACCTCTCCACCGACCCTGCCGGCATGTATGTGTGGCCGCCGCCATCCGGCGCTTACCCCGTAACTGTACGCTATCAGCGGAAGATGCCAAATCTGGCAGCTCCTGAAAGCAGTTCAGACATCCCGTGGTTTCCTAATACGAATTATTTAATTACGCGCCTCGCCGGTGAACTCATGCGCATCACCAACGACGCTCGTGCTTCTGAATTTCTTGGGGATAACGACGATCGCACGCCGCTTGGCGCCGGTGTTATCCTGCGCAAGTATTTGAAAATGAAAGATGACCCTACGGGTAAAGTGAAGCGCGTGACCCTTGATCCCGCGCGGTTTCGTCCTAATTTTAACAGGCTGCCGAACACCAAAACTATTGGGTGGTAGGCATGAGTTTAGCGAACACTTTTCCGCTAACGTTTTCGCCGGTCGGCTTGTCCGACACCTTGGATGCGAGCAACAGTTTTCGCGGTGCGATGACCTCGCTCAAAGATTTAATACCTGACCCGTCAACAAGAAATTTATGGCAGTGTCGACCAGCGGCGATCCCGCAAACTACTTTCCCCGCATTCAATACGCCGGGCTTTATTTCAGCGCTGGAGGTCATTGGCACGCGCGCTTATGGCATGATTGCCAGCGCTGCAAATCCCGGCAAAGATGAACCATTTTGTTTTGATCTTGAAACCGGCGCTTTCGTGGCAATCACCGGCGTGACGAATGCTAATACGCCGGCCAGCCCCGCCAGTTCTGGGGCATGGACGCCGCCTACGATGAGTTTGGTTGGCTCTAAGCTTGTGGTCACTCACTCCGGTTTTTCGGTGACAGCCAAGTTTTTTGGCTGGATCGATCTTGCTAACCCGGCGGCGCCGACATGGGATGCCGGAAATACAACGACTAACGCTTTACCGGCGGTTCCCACGGCAGTGAAGAATTTTAATGGACGTGCTTATTACCTGGTAAACCCGGCAGCAGGGCAGCCTGGTGCTTATTTTTCTGATGCGCTCAATCCCTTGGTTATTACGAATGCCAATCAGGTGCTTACTTTTGACGACAATGTGCCGCTGACTGCTCTGGGTGCACTGCCATTAAGCAATCAGCTTGGTGGCGTTATTCAATCGCTCATCGTTTTCAAGGGTGCGACGAATATGTACCAAATTACTGGCGACAGTGCGCTGATGAACTTGACTGTGAATTCGCTCAACGTGGCAACCGGGTCCTTGGCGCCGAATTCTGTCTGTACGACGCCTAAAGGCCTCGCTTTCATGGCACCCGACGGCATACGCTATATCGACTTCAATGCACAGGTTTCTGACCCGGTGGGGGATAGTGGTGAAGGGGTGACGGTACCGTTTATTTTTGCGAACGTGCCCTCGCGCGTGTGCGCCGCGTGCAACGCTAAGGTCCTGCGCGTGACCACGCAGAACAACAACGCCACCGGCTCGCCTTTCCAGGAGTATTGGTATGACCTGACCCGGGGCGTATGGAGCGGCCCGCATAGCTTTCCAGCCTCTTTAATTCAGCCTTACGGCAAGTTTTTTATTCTCACGGGGCAGGGTGTTACTGCCAAGCTCTTCAAGAGCGAGAGCGTGCAGTCTAACACCAGCACCTTTGTTGAGAACGGCGTGCAGCTTGCCTTTAATTATTTGACCAGCGTGCTGCCTGACACTAAGCAGATGGCCGAAAACAATATGCTGGAGACGACTTTGAAGATGGCGCTGGCAGCGGGTGGCCAGTACGCGATTACTGCGCAGGATGAACAGGGTTCGATTTTTGACACTTACATTTTGGCAGCTGCGGGCAACACGACCTTATGGGGTAATTTCGTATGGGGGCAGGCGCTTTGGCAGGGCGCTGCGAATGCGCTTGCGGTGCGCCTCATACCGTGGCAAATTCCGATTGTCTTCTCGCGCGTCGCCATGGGCGTCACCGGCAACTCAGCCGCCGGCGTCAAAATCGGCGATCTTGGGATGCGGTACGAGCAGCTGGGATATGTGTTGCAGACATGAAAAAGCGCCTACTTATAGCTTTTGCCCTCTTACTTGCAGCTTTTAGCAGCGCGCAGGCGCAAATCGTTAATACGCTGCCTTTCAACCTACAGAACAACACGACCGCTGATGCCACCCAGGCGATGGCCGATTTCTTGCAGATCGTAAACAACGTCAATACTAATGCGGCAAAAAATGGCTCGAACAATGACATCACAGCTCTTTTGGCGCTGACAACCCCGCTTACTCCCGTGCAGGGGGGCTCGAGTGTTTATACGGCAGCGACTTCTACGGGCTCGGCAAACTCGCAAGTGGTCAGCTCTCCAATTCCGACGGGTTTCAGCCTCGCCATTAATAAGCGGATTGTCTTTACAGCTGGTTTTACGAACACCAGTGCCACTACTTTCAATATAAGTAGTACCGGCGCCACCGCAGTTTTTAAATTGACACCCACTGGTTCCGCAGCGCTCACAGGCGGTGAGATTGTTGTTGGTAGCATTGTCGAAGCGATTTATGATGGGACGCAGTATCAGCTTATCACGAATAATTTGGCGTTGCTGGGCCCGTTGATGAGCCTTGCGTCGGCGTCTACAGCTGATTTTGGAACGATCTCGAGCCATAATATCAGCCTGACTGGTACGACGACCATCACTTCTTTTGGCTCGACCGCGGTTACTAGCACTCCAATTTATTATTTTACGCTCGCGGGTGCGATCACGCTCACCTATAACGCGACTTCGCTTATCATTCCCGGCGCCACTGATTTTGTCGGCGCCGCCGGTGACAGCGGCGCGGCCCTTTATCTTGGCTCTGGCAATTGGCGCATTTTGAGCATTACACGGGCAAATGGTTTGGGCGTATTGCCTTCACCGACGCCTCTTTGTGGTGCCATCGGCTTCACGATGACGAATAATGCAGGCACGCCCAGCACGAGCATCGATATGGCAGCTGAACAGGCTGTGATGCTCAATAGCGCGGGGGTTGCTATTTCGGCAAGCAGCGTCGCGGTGACGGTGAATACGACAACGACAGGAGCAAACGCGCTTGACACGGGTACGCGTGCCAACAGCACATGGTATAATTTTTATTTGATCTCAAATGGTACGGCAACTGCCGGGCTTGCGAGCTTGTCGGCAACCTCTCCCACCATGCCGAGTGGCTACACCTATAAATGCCGCTTAGGAGCCATGCGTACTGATGGTTCAGCTAATTTCTACCGAACACTGCAAATAGGCGCAGTTACGCAATATAAAGTTGTTGCTGGCAGCAACACGCTTTTGCCACCGCTCATTCAGAATGGAACTCTCGGCACGGTCAGTGTGACGTCGCCGACGCTCGCGACGATCACGGTCAAAGGTTCCGGCTCTAACGTTATACCGCCCACCGCAGGAGCTTTGTTCATACTGGCCCGAGCAACTGGCGGCGGCGCAGGTGTTCTTGTCGCACCTAATACAAGCTGGGGTGGCGCAAATAACGGCCCGGCAGGAGCGAACGGGGTCATTTATCCGGTTTATGCTTCGTCGAGCACGATAACTTTGAACCAGGGTGCGTGGATAGACCTTGAGGCTACTACAATCGCTGCGGCGCTCGACAACGCCAATGATAAAATCTCGATTTTATCCTGGCGTGACGTCGTAAATGCAAATTGAGTTTCACATCCAAGCATGTTATAAATTCGGTATCGCCTTTAAGGAGGGCAGCATGAAACGAATTCTTAGCTTTTTAAGCGCCGTTATTTTTTCAGGCGTTCTTGCTGCCTCCGCAGCCAATATCCCACTTTACACAGGGCCAGCGGGTACAAACCCGACAGCTGATTTTCCTATCGGCCTCGGCACGATCAACCAGCTCATTCAGGCCATCAATACGGGCGTAAGTGGGGCGTTGAACGCACAAACCGGCGCGGTTGCGACTGGTGCGGGTACATCCGAGCAAATTCTGCAGCAATATACGCTGCCAGCAAACTCGCTCTCAGCAGCAGGCCAGCAGGTCACAGTCCGTTGCTGGGGCACGACTGCGGCCAATACGAACAACAAAACGCGCAAGCTTTATTTTGGTGCGTCGGTAATCACGACCGCGACTGAAGCTGCGAACGCAGCTGGCTGGGACCTTAGCTTGACCGTTATGCGTACTGGCGCTGCTACTCAGGCAGTTGTTGGTCGCGGGCAGGCGGGCACGGCAGGTGCCACGAACATCACAGTTTACACGAATGCTGGTACCGACAACCTGGCAGCCAACGTGCTGATCAAGTGCACCGGTACGGATGCCACAGATGCCGCAGGCGACATCACGGCGAACGGCATGATAGTGAGCGGCGTAAAATAAGATGAAGCGTTTTTTATCAGCATTTCTGGCACTGGTCCTAACATTGGGGCCCGCTTATGCGGGCTCCCAAATTCCCTATCGTACGGGAGGCTCTCAGGACACGCCGGTTGCGCTGATCAACAGCCTCATCAAGGCCATCAATGCGAACACGACGGCGGACAGTGCCAGCAGCACGGCTCTGGTTGCGCGCGTGACGGCTTTGGAAGCCTCGGTCACCACCAACACGACGGATATTGCGACCAACGCCACAGCCATTGCCCTGGTCAATACCAAACTGTTGACCCTCGGCAAAAGCGCCGTTGTGGCAGGTGGCACTGCGGGCGACTTCACCGTCACTGGCATCGCGGTCGGTGACCAGATCGTGGCGGTCATTCGCTTTATTGGTGCCGGTGTCGCGGTCACTGACCTTTCGAACCTAACCGCACAGTTCACGATTACGGGCAATAACACGATCAACAACACTGGCGGTACGAACACAACTGGTGACAAGCTGTTGGTTTTGTATAATAATTTAACCCCTTAGAGGAGCCAAACACCATGAAAAATAAAAGCGGCAATATGCTGAAGGGGCTTAAGAACAAATCTCCCAAATTTGAAGATGCCTCGATGAAACCGAAAGGCGGAAGTGTCAATGCCGGAGCCGTCCGCAAAAGCGTTGCCCCCACCCCCCGTACCCTCGGGCCGCGTAAAGCCTAAGCCTTTGGGGGCGCCTGTTTCGGCTGGTGAAAAAAGGGACCCTAAAAAGTCCTCCCCCGCCATCACGTACAAGGTCGAGCGTTTTGCCCATGTCGTTAAAGAAATGACGCCACTCTGGCACCGGGAGTGGGCAGAGCTTGGGCAAGAGCATTACAAAATCGATCTCGATCCTGATTGGGATCGCTATTTGCAATATGATCTTGCCCAGATTTTGCACCTGATCACCGCGCGCGCAGATGGCAAGATCGTCGGTTATATTTTGCTGTTCGCCTTTGGGCACATTCACCATGTTAACGTTTTGTGGGCGCAGGGCGATCACTTCTGGCTTGATCCTTCCTATCGCAAAGGCCGCACGGGGATTAATCTGTTCACACAGGCTAAGCTTCATGCTAAAGCACTGGGGTGCAAGTTTTTATCCATAAATATTTTGCTGCATTTTGCCGCGGAGCGTGGCACAATCGGCAAATTGCTTGAACGTCTTGGTGCAAAAGCAACTGAAATGACGTACACTTTTGAACTCTAAGGGGCAAAATCATGCAGGCGCTCGGCCTTGTCGCTCCCCTCCTCAGCACAGTTGGAGGGCTTTTCGGTAAATCATCGGCTTCCAAAGTGCAGCAGCCGCAGATGTTTCAGCCACCCAATATGACAGGCGCGGCGAATACTGCCTATGACACCATCAACTCTTTTGCCGGCACTGCCCCGCAGGGCATGGCGACTGGTCAGCAGCTCTATAACAACCCCTATGTCGGACAAACGCAACAAGGTGCGCAGGGCGGCGCGAACCTCGGCATGGGTGGCGCGCTCGACGCTTACAGCGCTGGCCTTGGCCTTTCCGGCAACGCGCAGACCATGCTGCCGTTCGCTAGCCAGATTATGAGCACCGGCTTTGATCCGCAAGGCGATCTCTATGCCCGCGAGTATCAGAAGATGATCGACCAGCAGCGCGCTGCGCAGGGCGTACGCGGCATCCAAACCACGCCTTATGGGGCAGGCCTCGAGAACGACGCTTCCCGCAATTTTAATCTCGATTGGCAAGATCGTATGCTTGGCCGGCAGTCCACAGCCTCCGGCGCTGCAGGCCAGCTGATCAATTCTGCCGGGCGCAACATCATCGGTGGCGAGGGGCTGGCCGCGGGCGCGGCCCCTGCTTTCATGGAGAGCTCGGCCTATCCGTACTCGACTTACAACACAATCGGCACCAACGCGATTAGCGGGCTGAATGCCGGTATGCAGCCGGGTCAGAACGTCATTGCCGACCTGCTGCAATATCTGCAGTCGGGCAACCAGGCTAGTGGCGTCGCCAACCAGAACGCTTCGAACCAGCTGGCGCAGCAGAACAGCATTTTCAGCCAGAACCAGACGCTGGGCAGCAATTTTGGCTCTGGCATTTCGGGCATCACGAACTACCTCAACAGCCTTTACGGGATGCCGGGCTCGTATAATGGCACTGGAATGTACTAATGGTCAGCCTTTCAGGGATGTCGGCAGCATACCCGGGTTTCCTGGCTGCGCAGGACCAGGATGCAATCGCACGCCTTCACAAGATGCAGGCGGCGAGTGGCGAGACCGACCTTCTCGGGCAGCAGGCCTATGGGCGCACACTGGCGTCATTGGCGCAAGTGCCTGGCACCACAACCATGCAGCAGCCGGGCGCGCCCTTTGGCGGCCCTCAGGGAGCCATGGCGATGCCTCCAGGGCAAGCCAGTCAGCCAATGCAGCACGGAGGCGGTCCGATGCCCCTTGTGAACTCCCAACAGCAGTTTAGGCCCATGCCTCAGCCCGGGATGCAGGCAGGCGGGCAGGGCATGCCCACCATGGCACCCGGTGGACCGCAACTTCCTCAGATGCCTCCTGGGCAGCTTCAAGGGGGAGCGCCGCAGCTAAACTGGCAAAGTATTGCTCAGCAGGTGGCAAAGGCTAACCCAGGAGCCAAGCCAGAAGTGATCGCAGCTGCCGTCGATAAATTCTTGCCTCTGATGAACCAGCAGAGCCAGCAGGAATGGAAGATGATGAGCTTGGCCCTTGCTTCACAGCGAACGGATCAAGGGCAGCAACGCATCGACCAACGCGATGAGCAGTTTCAGCAGCGGGAAGAGCGCCTGAAAGCCAGCGGCGCGGTTAAGCAGGACCAGGCATGGCAGCGTCTTGAGGTGCAGAAAGGCGAGGCGGCGCGCAAGGCCACCAGCGGGCAGGATAAAAATGCGCTTTCGCAATGGCGTGCGCTTGTCGATGCGCAGCACAAGCGCGCAAGCGAGATCATCCAGGCCAGTGCCATCAATTCCGGTCTAAGCAAGGAAGATAAAAAAGCGCTGCTGGCGGAGCAGGATGATTTTTACGATACAGAAATCACCAGCATGAAAGAAAGAATGAAAAATCCCGATCGGGTTACATTGACAACGACAGTACCAGCGAACGTAAAAAATCCTGTGACCAATAAAGAAACTGGTCGTTTATCCGATGGGAGCAGCCCTGAAGCTGAAATGCCTCCGCCCGAAGCCCTGAAGCAGCTCAAGGAAGGCACGATCACCATTTTTAATAATGGGCAGCGCTGGACACTTGAGAATGGGCAGCCTAAGCAGCTGGATGCCTTGAAAAATAAATAGGTGCGCCTATGGCTGAATGGGATGTCGTTACGCAAGAAGCTGCACCGGCGCAATCTGTAAAACCGGACCCCTGGAAGGTGCAAACAACCCAGCCGGCGCAAAAGCCTGCTGCCGAATATCCGCTTGCGATGCGTGGTGAAATTTTACCGCTCGGTCGCACTGGGGGTGGTAAGCTGGTGCCTGCCGTGCCGGGCGTAATCAAAGACCCTTTTGATTTATTTTATGAAGCCATCCACGGTAAAACCTCAATGGTTGCTAATGAAGAAGGCGTCGTACGGCCAGACGAAGCTAGCACTGATCGAGCAATTAATGCTGGCATGTTTGGCTTAAAAATGGGCCGATTGCCAGGAAGTGAATTACCAAAACTTGCAGCAGCGGCACCGGCGCTCAAAACCGGCTTTGAGGTGGCGCAGGAAATCCCCATCGCCAAGGAAACTAAAACATCAGCGGTCTCGCCTGAAATGGCAGCGGCACAGCATCCTATCCCGAAAAGCCCAGAAGTACCTGCTGTCCCACCTAAACCTTTAGTGCAAGGCGTTTCGGACGATCTTTTCAAGCTGCGCCAAAACACAGTCGCTGATCGCGCTGAAATCAGTAACTACCTTGATAAAATGCCTGAGCAGTTTCGTACCCCTGAAGTGCAGGAACGGTGGTATCACGCCATGGAAAACCCAAAAGCCATGGAGAAGATGGCGCCGGAAGAGCGCCAGGCTTTTACGCAGTTCGTAGAGCCGATGCGCAAGGAACTCTCCGATCTTTACGCCAAGGTCAAGCAGTACGGTTATCCCGTTGAAGATGACACCTACGTGCACCGCGTCGTGAAGGGGCATGCGCCTACCTACGACAGCATGAGCGGCGACGCTTACAACCCCATCGTGGGCACGAAGTCGCTGCCGCAGAGCACCTCGGCGCTTAAGGGGCGCAAGTTCTTTGCCCTTGAGGATGCACAGGGCGTTCGCCATGTCGTATCGCAAGGGGGTGATGGCGTACGCGTATGGAACGACGGCAAGCCCACAAAACTTAATGTCGATGAATTAACGCCCGGCGCACAGGTTGAGGCCGGCGGTAAACGTTGGACGGCCAAACAGGCAACCACGCAGGAGATCGAAGGCAACACTCCAGTAAAATATTATAAAAATGCAACGGTGAACACCGCCGATGCCCTCTCGCGCATGCGCCAAGTGTCGCGGAATATCGATTATCTGGAAGAACTTAAAAAGTCACCGAAGTTTCTCAACTACGCCAGGCGCGTCGACGGAAATTCGCCGCCTCCACGAGGGTGGAAAGAAAGTAAATTGCCGCAGCTTCGCGGCTGGGTCCTTGAGCCAAAATTACGTGCCGCGTTCGATGATTTTTATAAACCAGGAGTAGAGGGTCTCGAAGGCCTGCGCAAAATCAACCAGTTCGCTACGGCCTCGATATTCTGGCAGCCGCTGCCTCACATCGAGAACGTCGCCGCCCACTGGTTTGTCGGCCGTGGCTGGGACTGGATCAAGCCCAGACCTATTCGACACTTTGCTAACGACGCCGGGCGCGCCATCCGCGCCGTGGTTACACAAAATGAAGACTACCAGAAGCTGCTGCGCCAAGGCTCAGGGCTAGTTTACGGTGGCATCAAAAATGGTGACTTTTATCAGGCCATGGCCAAACGCTTCGGCATGGAGATTGAAAAAGACCAGGAGCGCTGGGGCGCGCTGCGCAAGGTCCCAGGGTTTGATCAAATTGCCGACAAGACGGCGTGGTGGTATAAGCAGGTCAATAAAGTTCTTTGGCAGACGGGCGACATGTTCATGGCGCACCGGGTGTTTGAGCTCGAGCGCAAGGGCATGTCGACGGCCGAGGCTATCAAAGAAGCCGAGAAGCACATCCCGAATTACCGCATCCCAACCGAGGTGGTGGGCTCGCGCACTTTCTCGAACATCATGCAGGAGCCCGCGCTGACGATTTTCAGCCGCTATCACTACGGCATGTGGAAAAGCTATACGAACATGCTTGGGGACCTTGCCAAGGGCACCGGCAAGGAAAAGCTCGAGAGCATCGGCAACCTCGCTGCTCTGGGCTTCCTGATGTATATGGTTTACCCGGCCATCGACTATGCCATTCAAAAAATCACGGGCGACTCCTCGGCAAAAAAACTACGCCGCGGCGCAGCGTCAGTACCAAGCTGGGTACAAGAAATGTATAATGGCGATATGCAGTTTCCGCAGTTTTTAAGCAACGTAATCACCATGGCGCCTGCAACCAAAGAGATGCTGCAGCAAGGCTCGTCCTACGACTTCTTCACGGGTAAGCAAATATCGCCGTCCGACGGCATGCGCTCGGTGGTAGAACGCGGCGAACACGCGGCGAACGCCCTCGTCAATCCCTACGCTGTCGTTAACCAGTTTGCGGATGAACGGCCTGGCGCACGGGATGCTGTACGTGCCGTGTTCGACATGGCCATAGGAGCTAAAAACACGTCAGATCGTACTTTGCAGGGTCGCGAGTATGGTAAGAAATTGCGCGAAAGAGAAAGCAAAAAACGCCAGAAGCAACCTAAAGGATTGATCGAGAAGGGGTATAATGCCTTGGTAGGAACTGACGAATGAGAGTGCTTATCATCGACCCCCAAGGCTGCGGGCTCGACCCGGCCATGCGTATGCAGGCCGACGGGCATGAAGTCAAAGTCTTTATCAGGCAAACCGAGAAAACCGCCAATATAGGCAAAGGTTTCATTACACTTGTTGATGATTACCGTAAGTGGTGGCGCTGGGCGGAACTGATTTTCTTTACCGACAATACGCTCTATCTTACCGAGGCCGATGCATGGCGCGCGCAAGGTGCTAAAATCATAGGCCCTTCCTCCGAAGCCGCCGAGTGGGAACTTGACCGTGAGTGCGGCCAGGAGATTTTTAGAAAAGCCGGCATTGCCACGCTCCCTTCACAAACTTTTTTAAATTATGACAAGGCTATCGAGTTTGTTAAAAAATCGAATTGTCGCTATGTTTCAAAGCCTTCAGGGGATGCCGACAAGGCGCTATCCTACTGCGCCAAGTCGCCTGCCGATCTAATCTTCATGCTTGAGCGGTGGAAGAAAAGCTCGAAGCTGAAGGGTGAATTTATCCTCCAGGAGTTCGTGGCGGGCACCGAGATGGCGGTGGGCGGCTGGTTCGGTCCGGGCGGTTTCAACGAGGGCTGGTGCGAAAATTTCGAGTTTAAAAAGCTCATGAATGACGATATGGGGGTCGCCACCGGCGAGCAAGGCACCGTGCTGCGCTATGTAAAAACCTCAAAGCTTGCCCGCAAAGTCTTGCTTCCATTAGTGGATTATTTAGAAAAATTGGATTATATTGGCTATGTCGACGTGAACTGCATCATCGACGAGGACGGTCATGCGTGGCCGCTCGAGTTTACGATGCGCCCCGGCTGGCCGACGTTCAACATTCAGAACGCCCTGCACCAAGGAGATAACGCCCAATGGTTGATGGACCTGGCAAAAGGGATGGACAGCAGGTGCTTCCAGCTGGATCGCATCGCCATAGGCGTCGTCTTGTCGATACCGGATTACCCATATTCGCATTTGACGAAGAAAGAAGTGACGGGCATTCCGGTGTACGGAGTGAAAGCGAGCACATGGCAGCACCTCCACCCATGCGAAATGATGCTGGCCGACGCTCCGGGCGAGGTCGGCGGAAAGATAGTGAAATTGCCCCACCCGTGTTCGGCGGGGGATTATATCCTGGTGATGACAGCTACGGGGAAGACAGTGCAGGAAGCGCGCGACCTGTGCTACCGGCGCTTGGCTCGCTTGACGATGCCAAACTCCCCGATGTACAGGACCGATATAGGCAACCGCTTAGCCAAGCAGTTGCCATTGATACAGGCACAGGGTTACGCGACGAGGATGATGTTTTCGACGCCTCCCAGCAACTCACGGACCTGACCGAGCTTGCGCTTAAAAAAGCCCGTGAAATCCTTGAAATCGAGCTCATTAAAGCGGATGACGACTTTCTGGCGATTTTACGTGCACAGGCGGCGCAGGTGCAGACGATCTTCAACACGCAGGTCCGAGTAGATGAGGGCAAGCTTCGTGCGCGTGAGCTGAATGTGCTGCCTAAGCTTTTGGAGCGCTTGCGTTCCGAAGCCGCACGACTTCCGCCTCGCCTTTCGGAGCCTTTTGCAGCCCTTCATTAATTACATCATGTACCGGAGCCAGCACACCGGTGAGGGCCGGATGTGTGCCGTTTATCTCGATGCAAGCTGTCTGCCCGACCGCGAGCTCCATGCCGGCGCCGAGGGTGGCAAAGAGCCGCGGGCGCGTGACGATGAGCTTGGCTTTAAGCTCGTTGAGCACCTCGCGCGCACTAATCTCTTGCTTTTGCAGCCATTCGCGGAAAGCGGTTTCAGAAATCAGGATACGGCCATTGGAAGCTTCAAAGCGGATCAATAGCTTGTGAATATTTTTAAGAAGCGGTTGGGGCCGCTGCTTTGGCGTGTAGGGACCAGGCATCACCAGCATGCTAGCCACGTGCTCATTGAGAAACTCGGAGAGAGTGTTAACGGCGGAAAAGTCGGTATTGGTTATCGTCGTTTCATCACGCCGTGCGGTAACCTGCTCCAGCGCCCACTCAAGAATGCGATCGGGAGAAAACGACAATATCCCCATCTTTTTCACGATGGCGCCAGCCACTGCAATGGAGCCAAGCGTGCGCACCCAGAAGCGATGCTGGCTTTGCAGCTGCGTTTTTGCCCAGATCGCTTCAGTCCATTGCGGGAGTGCTGTTTTGACGTAAGCCAGCACCTCGGGCTGCAGCAAATATTTCAGGTAGACGTCGCCGGCAAAGCCATAATTCGCCTCGAGCTCTTTTTTGAGGGCATCACCCTTTTTATGGAGGCCTTCCGGTAGGCGCGCGTTGAACTCGAGCACCCGGAAGGCCGGCGCATCGATCCCTCTGGTCGACAAAATGTCGACCAAGCTCATATTTGAAGCGGAAATCAGCAGCGTTTGCCAGCTGGACTGTGTGTGCCTGATCTCACCTTCCTGGGTACCGCGCATTTTGTCGCGGCCGTTCGTGAACATCATCACGAACTCACGGATGATGCCAGGATCACGGTTGGTGAGCTCATCGTAAACCACCGGCAAATTACCGAGCACGCCGAGCGTCAGCCCTTTTGAGACCTTAGTGTCGATGTTGGTGAGACTGAGCCCCTTGGCAAGGCCCCATACGGACGCCGCGGCAGCCAGGGAGGTCGACTTTCCTGAGCCGCTACCGCGGCTGAGCAGCGAGACGATGGCTCCGCCCTCCTCAGTCGAGTGAAAGCGCATCAGCGGGGCTGCGAATGAGGCCAGGAGGGCAAAGGATTGGGGTTCGCAACCTGCGGCGAAGAGAGAATTGGCAGCGGCCGACCAGCGCTCCAGTGAGCCACCAGCCCGCGGGCGAAGCCACTGTGCGCGCTGCTTTATCTCCTGAGAGCCCAGGATAGGAAGAACCCGGGTCGGCGTATACAAGTGGGTTCCGTATACGAAAGCGGTCTCATCTTCTTTCCAGCCGAACTGGTCGTAGCGCTTATCGAGCCGGTTTTGATCGTGCCACATGTCGATTGCGTTCCTCACATAGATGCGAAAAAGATCAGCCTCGTGGATGACGGCACCTTTTCCGGACAGCTCAGAAATGCCGGCAGAGCTGAAAAATTCCTTGGCACTGATGGCGATTTGCTTTTCCCCTTCGTGCGGCAGCTCGAGCATGAAAAGGAGTGAAAAGCTGTCGTTTTGAATTTCTCCCGTCTGCACACCTTTCAAATACAACCGATTTTTGCTGATCAGCGTGTAGATTGTCTCGCCTTGCAGGGTTTCTTGGCGGAAGGTGAGGCTTTTGCCTTTCCAGCTGAAGTTTTCGGGGAGCTCGATTTCCGGCTTTTCAGATTTACCCGAGGGTTGTTCAGGTGTGAGAAGTTCACCCGCGGCGGGGTTTTGCTGCTGAAGAACTGCACCCCCTGAAATTTGCCCATTGTCATGCGTGGCGGTTTTTCCCAACTGTATTGGGGAAGTAATTTTCCCTGCGAACGGACAATCCGCGCAGCGAGCGGGGTTGATGTCTTGGAACTTTGCGCAGGTGCTGGGGCCAAATTCTTTTTGCCGCTCGATTTTTTCTTCGATGATGTGGTGCCATTGCGGACTAGCCCAGCTTTTCGCGGCTTCGAGCCCATCTTCGCAAAAGGCAAGAACACCAAGAGCAGCGTACCATTCTGGTTCTGAAGCGTGGCCAGGCGCCGCGGCGACCGCACGCAACTGAGCGCAACCTTCCATAATTGGGTGGGCGTAACGAGGAGAAGTATCATATCCGAGGTTGATAGCGGATGCAACAAGTGAACTACTTTTTTCGGCGGAAAAAGCTTTTGTAACTCGGCGTTGATCGCAGCTAGGTCGTGTCTCATTAAAAATCTCAAAAGCAGCTAAAGGGTAAGGCCCGACGATGGGGCCGCATTCCACGAGCTTCTCGTTCCCGTGTTTCCGATTATGTGTGCCGGGAGTTCGTAATACAGATGCGAGATCGCAAGTTCGTACCCCATCAGCCTGTAAACCGTGGTGATGGCAAAGGGCTTTGAGCCCTTCGGCATAGTTTTTCCACGTTTCAGTACCTTGCATTTTATCAAGAGGCCAATACGCGTGAACACCTCCACCTGAACCGACGAGAAGTGGAGGGGGAATGGCAACTGATCGGGAAAACATAAGAACAGCTCGCGCCGCGGCGGCTGCATCTGGGTATGGTTTGTGCTCCCCCGCATCGACATCGAGCCAAAAAGCCTTTGCGCCGTAGACATTTTGCTGGGTTCTCCCTAAAGACCTTGCTGCGCGAGGTGTGTCTTTGCTGTTATTTTTGGCAATTTTGAAGGAAGCACAAGCGTGATAAACTGCGTGCCCCTTAGCATCTTCAGTGAGCACACGCTCAGCAAGCTCAGCAATAGAGCTTGCGAAAACATTATATTTTTTTGCTCCTGCAACGATGTAAGCGACATAGCTGCCCTCACCTGGAAGCACCGCTTGCAGAAATTCCAGCGTTTTCAAGTTCATTGCGCAGTGCCTCGATGTGATGTGCGCGTCCCCGTTGCGTTAAGTCGTCAGGCGCTGGAAGGCGCTTTATCTGGATGGCGTATTCAAGCAGCTGCAGACGGTACTCGAGCAGCTGCTTTTGCCGTGCGGTCGCGCGCACGGTCCGGTTTTTTTCAACCCAAAACCAGATTGTGGACTGGGGCTTTTTAAACCACCGCTCCAGATCAGCGGCAAATAGGTCACCGTCTTTCATGACGGCTTTGAGGCGTTTCCCAATGCGCATGCGTCAGCTCGTGGGCAGCGAAAAGGCAGCTGCAAGCTTTTGCTCGAGATCGGCGGGGGGCGCCGGCGCGCCTTGCTGCACACCGAAAGCAGGCACCTGGGGAGCTGGCGCGACAGCAGGCGTATCACTACGGCGAAGGAAGGCCGGAAGTTCGAGCGGATCGCCTGCTAGCGGCGCGGCAGCTTGTTGCTGCATCGGTGCTTGCCCCTGATTAATAGCGAAGGGTTCAGGGGCTGCCGCCAAGCCCGCCTGCACGGGGGCTGGAGGGGACGGTTGAGCGGTGAGCTCAGCGGCAGCTTTCTTGCGCGGCCCGCGCCTTTTCGGTGCTTCAGGAGCAACGGGTGCTTGCTGCAAAAATGCCGGCGAGGGAGCTGCAAGCTGCGCAGGCGGCGCCACCGGAGGAGGAAGCTGCCCTGCAGGCTGGTAAGTCTGGTAAGTAGCGGGAAGAATGGGTGCAGCAAATTTAGATCCTGAAGCAAGCAATTCTTGATGGACAATCTCGGGATTAACGTTGCTCACTGGCAACACCCCTGCAGGCTTTCCGCTATCCATAATCGCATAAATTGTTTCCTGCCATTCCGAGGGGAGCAGCGCCATTTTTTTCAGTATTAACTCACCTTGGTTTTCCGTAGAAAAAGCCATATTGGTGACCACCGTGCACAAGTCTACGTTGTTTATTTTTAGTTCGTGCATGTAGGCCGTAAAAATGCGGTGGCTGCCTGGAGGCACGTTTAGCAAGAAAATTTCATCGCCGGTTTCTTCAGGGAGTATAACTGCAAGCGGTATGTATTCCCGGCAGTTTTTACCTTTCCCTTGGGTTGCGCTGCCAAAAAAATTATGTGGGCAGACGCCGCACTGCGCAGCTTGTTTTTGAGTTACATTATTTTCTGGCACTTTACCGTTTAGGCTGAAGCACACAGGAGGCGTTACTTCGTCTGGATCAAAAGCCCCTGGGTATAAAAAACGTGTTTTACTCCCAGCTAGCCCTACAACTATAATATTAATAGAGGTTTTATCTATAACCCTCTTCATGCCTGCATGATTTACCAAAGTAAAGCGAGAGTTATATAGAGAGATATGTGCAGGGCGCGCCGCTCCAAAAGTCTGCATAAATTTATCGGTAAGAGCTGGGCGTAGAGCAACTTGGTTCATGTTAACTTCTCCTGATGTTGCATTTTATAAAGGATGTTGTCTCGACGCCTGGCGGCAGGCATTGGTACTGCTCGGTGAATTCTTTCACCGCAGTTTTAGAGGCTGCCGCCGTGATCAGGTGCCGTAAGTTATTTTCAAAAACGTAATTTAAAAACGTTTCTGCGTCCACCACTTTTGTGGAAAGCATCTCGGTTTTGTAAGCTGTCCCGGCAGGCGTCTTAATGTTATCCCCACCTTGCTGGTTAAGGAGGTTAAGGAGGGCGTCGGAGATTGCAAGCAACGCTTCGCGGTATTGCTTGCAGCGCTCCTCATGTGCCTTGTCCTGGGCGTCCAGGTAGTCCCGAATTTCGACGTATTTGCTGATCAGATGCTCGGCGTTCATTGTTGTTGAAAGACCCATCATTTTATCTTTCCTCTACCATTTTAAGCATCACACCCTGCATGCTCTCGTTGCTCTCGAGCCGCCGGTAAATTTCTTTCTCGATGGTCGTTGCAGCGATCTGAACGATGCGCGTACTCTTAACCTGGCCGGGCCGGTCGATGCGCTTGTTAGCTTGCAAATAAGTCTCGGTCTTGTCAGTCGGCGCGTACCAGACGATTGTGGTTGCAGCCGTAAGCGTGAGGCCGTGCGACATTGTGCCAGGGTCGGCAATGATAATGCGGGGGTCGGCTGCGTACTGGAAGTCCCGAAAAATCCGGGAGCGTTCCTTAGGGCTAACATTGCCATTGATGATCTCGCGTGTGTAATCATGGAGTTCTTTATACAATAGATGTAATACACTTGTCAATGGGGCAAAAATAATAACCTTTTCTTTAGTCTGTTCAAGGACTTCTCGCAAAACAGCTATGCGCGTGGAAGCGTTAATGTAATGAACCTCATGTTTTTGATTATAGACGGCGCCGCAAGCGATCTGTAAAAGCTTCATGCGCAGCACAGCCTCCGATGGCGCCGTAATCAAGCCCTTATTCATCATCAGCTGCAAGTCATTTTTCATGGTTTTATAAGCGGCCTGCTGCTCAGATGTGAGCTCGACATGCCGCATTTCAGTGGTACATGGCGGTAAATCCCAACAGTCCTCGATCGCAAAGCGAATAGCTGGACGCAGTAAATTGTAAGCATTCTCGTGCGCACCCACGCGCGGCACCCATTTGAACATGGAGACCTTGTACATCACGCGATTTTTGTACTGGGTGAAGCTCTCGCCAAAAGCGTTATTTACAAGCTTTGCCTGCCCATAGGCATCGAGCGGGCCCTGCGAAGTGGGTGTGCCGGTCATCATCCACAGGTAGTCGCGCTTGGCCAGGGTGGCGCGCGCACATTTATGGCGTTTAGTGCTGGCGTCCTTATAGGCTGAGCACTCATCGACGAGGCAAATGCGGATGTCGGTGCGTGCATCCAGCTCTTCTCTGAGTACCTCAACACCATCGAAGTTCACGATGTAAAAATCCGCCGACATATCAGCCAGCTGCTTTTTTCGTTTTTCTTTCGAGCCGTGCAGGATGACGCCTTCGCGTTTGCCTATCAGGTCCTTGAAAATCCCCTCGAGCCAAACCTCCTGCATGGTCGAGAGTGTGCAGACGATGAGCGTTTTCGTGCCGGGGTACTGCAGCATGACAAAGTCGGCCGCCCATAGCGCGGGCAGCGTCTTCATGGTGCCCGGGTCCGACAGGTTGAAGCTGCGCGGGTGTGCTACCATGAAATTGGCCATGAGTTTTTGATGGTCGCGCGCGCGGTACGTCGGCCGGATGGGAAAATCGTAGGTTTCCTCGGTCATCGGTGCGATGATGGGCGCCTCGATATAGCGCAACAGCTGCAGATTATAGAGGTTGACCGGCGTGGCCACCTGGTTTGCGGACAAAGCAACGGCGCCGGGGATGATCGAGAGCATCTTCCCCGGGTCGGCAGTCTCATAAATCAGCAGCTGGCGCCGCTTATCGTGCGCGACTATTTGCATACCTTCGATTTTACGGTGTTAAAAATTGTTGCCGCATCATCCCCCCATACCGCTACGCCGTAAGCGTTTTTAATCTCTTGCATGGTGAGCTGTTGGCGGGGTGACGGTACTTTGCCAGGGGCTTTCGTTTCAATGCCAACAAAAGCACCAATGACCATGCCCACCATTTCAGGGGTAATTTCGACGGGAACGCAGCACAAGAAATCAACGGTGGTGGCACCCATGCCCATTTGCACTGGCATGAAAAAATAAGAACCGTCCGCCTTGAGCAGCATCTTCAGCTTATCTTTTACTTTTTTCTCTTCGCCGCTCAATTTAATTTGCTCTTTTCCGCGGGCTTGAACTCGAGCGGCGAGCCGCCGGGCTTATACACAAAAATGCCCTCGATCTTTTCATAGGGGATGAACACCCCCTCGGCGCCGCTGCAGAAATAGCCGTTGGCTTTAATCGACGTGCCGGTTACCAGCGCGCTCACCGCCTCCATGTATGAAATATCGATACAATTGCCAGACGTAAGAACAATGCGCAGCGCGGAAACTGTGCCAGGTGGATGCTGTACTGACTGCGCTGCCGGCGCAGCAGGTTTATTCTCGTTCGCGGTGTCGGTCATTTTATATCCTTTTGTTGAACTCACACTTTTTCACAGGACACCAGCCACAAAGGGGATTTTGTTTAGGCGGCCAGTAGTTCGTTTTTGCTGAGTGCTGCACGTCATCCATTTGCTTTTTTACTGATAAGTAAATTCTTTGAGCATCCGAGACGTCATGCAGCTGCCCAATCTCCATGGTCTTCAGCCAGATATAACGACCATAGACTTTGGCGATGTCGAGGTGCTTTGCGCGCAGCAACAAACCAAAAATCTCGAGTTCGCGCGGGTCCTCACGCTTTTTTCCGGTTTTCCAGTCGCCCAGCCATGAAATTTTTGGCGGTCCAAGCTCAGCATATGTAGCATCGAGCTTTCCGCGCAGCCATACGTTGGGATCAAAAAAATCGCAGGCGCTGCCATCCTCGCGCATGCCGAGCATGAGCTCGACCGCAGGGTGCTTTGCAACGAAAAATGCGGCGAAAGGTTCGTACTGCATAAACTCGGCAGGCAGCGGCTTGCCATCGCGCAGACGGCGCTCGAAAGCCTCGTGCACGTCGATGCCGCGTTTCATCTCGGGCGACATTGGCTCTTTGGGGAGGTCCTTCGCCACGTTCACATGGTAAGCTTTACGAGGACAATTCTCGTAATTATTCAGGAACGTGTGCGAGCCGATGAGGGGTTTCATTTTTCTATTTTTACCAATACTGCCACTTCATCATATTCTTTTATTATCTGCTGAACAGCATCAGCTAAAGAAATAGGTTTATTGCTGTATGCTTGAACTTGCTTTACAAAACGTAAATTATTACCATATAGCCGTAAAGTTATGCGTTTTCCTTCAAGGACTTTACCATAATTTGTGCGAGAGCCTTTCATTTTAACCTGCCAGTTCGGTCGGGATTTCAACATCAAGCTGCCGCCACAAAACGGCAGCTTTTTTCAAGGTGTCGGCCGAAAGAAGACCCCCATTTTGCTTGTCATCGCGTAGCAAAGCGAGCAGCAACGCTTTTAAGTCTTCCTGGTTGATCGGTCTCATATAGCCAAGGCCCGCTGCCGTGCATCGTTAAGTTCTGCCATTTTTTCCGCTGAACCGCCAGCATCGGGGTGAAGCTTTTTAGCTAGATCGCGATACGCTTGCTCAATGGCTTCCTTTGGCGCCGCCCCGTCAAGCCCCAAAATTTTCCACGGACTTTTAGGAGCCGGCAGCGCGGCAAATCCCGTAAAGGCACGTTCCATCATCGCGCCGCCGCCGCCGTGGCGCTCGAGCTGACGCATAGCCTCGATTGCTAGCGCAAGGCTGCGCATGTTTGCAGCGATATACTGATATTCATCTTGGGCCATAACCATCTGGCGTCCTTTATACGTAAAATAAACAGCAACGCCGGGGTCAGGCAGCGTTTTACGCGCCGCCTCTGCGTAAGGCATACCGTCAAGACGCACAGGTAAATTCGTGCTTAGCACCATATTGCTGGCGCCGAGGCACTTGAGTTCTTTACTAAGCGAGTTTCGCGCCCGGTCAAAAGTGAGTTCACGTGTCTGCCCGAATTTATGTCCTGATTTACGAGCTGACGTGCGTGCCCAGCCTTCTGGCCAGTGCAAAGAATAGGCAACGGTCATTTGTCGTACCTTTCCGAAATCGAAGCTTCACAGGCAAGCGGAATATCGGGCATCCACAAGGGAGGGCGCACCATTTCCCGCTTAATTATCTCGAGTTTATTATTTACATTACTATCATCCGGGGCGCAATAGACAAGTTCGTCGTGTACGGTTAACAAAAGAATAATATCGGGGATTTCGTACTTTATGCGGGTGATGGTCTCGGTCAGATGAATGCGGGCCAGCCATTGCACGATATTCTCGACCAGCTTGCCACCATACATCTTGGTCCAGCCGTTGCGTTTGCGCATGCGCCAGGCCTTCCACTCCTCACACATCTCGAGCGTGGTGTAATTCAGCCAGGTGCCGTTAGGGCCGTAAACCTTGCCGCCCTTGATGGTCATGGGGCCCCACTCGGTCGGCGGATAGTCGTGGCTTGCGATGCGCGCCAGCAATTTATTCGCGACCTTCCAATAAGCGACCACCTGCGGGTGTGTTGAGCGGTAGAGGTTGCGCGCGGCCAGCCCCTGCTCCTCGGTCAAGATCACCGGCGGTCCGTAAGCGCCCGCGCGAGCGGTCGTGACGATGGTTTTGGCGCCTGAGCCATATCCACAGGAAAGTTCGAGCTGCTTGCCGGTGCCGCGCTCCTTGGGGTGCGCCTTGCTCACCGGAAAGCCGTAAAACATGGTGGCAAGCTCGGAATAAATATCAATGCCCTGCCTGAATTTCTCGACCACGTCATGCTGGCCGGCGAGCATGTTCAAAATGCGGCATTCAATCTGCGAGCTGTCCGCGATAATCAGCTTATAGCCGGGCGGCGCCTTGTGAGCGAGCCGCAGGTCGCCCCCGCGCGTGAAATTCTGGTAATTCACCTTATCGCCGCCGGACCAGCGCGTCGTGTGCGCACCGCAATAATGCAGATAAATGCACATCGGCCCGCGCATCGCCATATTGCCGAGCCGAGCCGCGCGCGTCTGGTCGATGGTCGACTTGGCATCGAGCCTCGCGTTGGCTAGCGCGGCAAGCCGGGGGTTTGGGCTTTCCACCAGCTCGCGCATAAATTCGTCATTTTGCGCAAAGGCATAGATGGCAGCGTTCTTGCCCTGCTTTAAATAGGGCAAGTCGGCTAGGTTGGCGCCTGCCGCGCGCATCTCTTCAAGCTCTTCCAGACTTTCCTCAATAGCGCCTTCAGCGCGCAGCAGAGCCGCGAACTTCTCGGCGCTTTGTAAATCTTCATTCCCGACGCCGAGCGCGCTAAGTGCCTCTCTTTTACGAAGCTCCTCCGCATGCCAAAGTCTCCCTAAAATGGCAGTATCGCCGATCAATTTCGGTTCGGTGAACATGCGCACCGTCATGTCGACGATGGCATACTCGCTCACAGGAAACTCAGCAGCCATGCGGCAAAAAATATCGTAAGTGAGAGCCAGATCATGTAGGCAGCCGTCAGCAACCAGCTTGCGAATGCCCGTATCCAGCTCAGCCCAGCGCTTATTTTTAAAGAGGTGGTATGGAACAGTCTTAGCGGCAAGGTTAAAATGCTTTGCAAGGGCGTCGAGGCCGACACGCAGGTGATTTCCTAAAATTAAACGCGCCATGCTCAGCGTGTCAAGCCATGCACCTGGGGTGACGCCGTAGTGGTGGCTCAATATCAACCCGTCGAAGTGTGCGTGATGGCAGAGCACGGCGAATTTCGACCAGTTCACAGTTTTCGCCCAAGTGCGGAATTGAGCGTCATCAAGCCAAAAACTTTGCCCGTCAGGCAGCCGCGCGCCCCAGCCGTGAGCTTCGAAACGAGGGTCGCGCACGTACTCCTCAGTCGTCATTTTGCTGAGCGTGTAGTCGTCGGCAAAATAGGTTTCGGCGTCGAGGGTGATTATTTGCACGGAGTAAAATGCCTTTTGATGCCAGGGTTAAAATCCTGCCAGCGGCCTTTGGAAATATAGATCGTACCACCTGGGGTCAGGTTTTTATCGCCACCGTTAGTGAACAGGTAAAGCGCTTCAGCACTGCTGATGTCTGACCAGGGTGTGAACTTATAGCATGTGAATTTCGGACCAAAAAGATCAGCTGCCAAAAGCACAACGGCGGGGCCACCGAGCATGATGACCACCGCCAATATGGCGGCCCATTGCTTTCTCATCTCACAGGCGCTGGTGGCACGGTGGTGAAGTGGCGCCGCACCTGGGCGTTAATCTCGGCAAGCGTTTTATCGTCGATGCAGAGCGCCTGGTGCGTGTAGCCGTTCGTATTTTTATAGATAAAGGCCAGCTCATAGGCCGTGATGTCCTTTTGCGGCGTGAATTCGCGCAGCTGGCAGGCCGGGGCAGTGGGCGCCGGTGCTGCAGGTTTATAGAAAAATGAAGCGGTTAATCCTACGGCCCCGGCGATAATTAGGGCAGCTAAAACGATGCCGTGTTGTGTAATTTTCATGATGTCAAGTCCTTTCAGGGGAAAGCAAATCAGTTAAACTCGAGGGGTTAAAGCAATGGAGGATGCACTATGCGCGAGCTTTTCATAGCCCTTTTTCTTGCAATTTTCACACTCACAATTCAAGACGGAACCGCGGAGGCAAAGGTCAGGCGCGCGCATGTTCACCATGCGCATAGCTTCCACAATCGTGGTTTGCGCGTTCACCACCATTTGAGGGTCAAAAGCAAGTTCGTGCAGCGTTATAGCTTCCGCCATCAGCTGCGCATGCGCGTCGCGTCTTATGCCAACCACCGACCGCGGCGCTGGTGTGGATGGTACCTGCGCAGCCGCCTGGGAGGCGGCCCCGCCCTCAATCTCGCCGCCAATTGGCGCTTTGTCGGCCGGCGCGCCAGCGGGCCCGGGCCCGGCGTTGTCGTCGTCTGGCGGCATCATGTTGGCCTTATTGAAGGCTACGCCGGAAATGGCCGGTGGTATGTGCATTCCGGAAACGACGGCGGTGCTGTCCGGACCAGAGCACGCAGTCTTTCCGGAGCGATTGCCTATCGACAGGTTTAAGCGCTCAGGCATCACACCAACCCTGCCGACCATGCCCATGGCGGTATTGCTTCATTCAGCTCCCGCGCGGCGAGCAGCAAGCTATCGTGGATGGTGACATTGTTACCAGTCGCTGTGCTGAAAATTAAGCACCAGTGCACGCCATTGTAAAGGATATGCACGTCAGGCGATGCAGCAGCCTGGTAGTGCGAAGGGCTCAACACATTGAAGCAAATGCCCTTGATTTCGCGGGTGAGTGTCATGCCGTTTTATGTGCCAAGATGTTGTTACGCATCCCAATGGCCTCTTTAGTCCATTCTAAAGCCAGGGCTGCCGTTGCACTTTTTTCTGGCGTGTCACCGGGCTTTATGGTCATGAAAAATACTTCGCGGGGAGAGCTGCTATCAGCTCGATACGTACAGCCATTTTTAATGGGCTCTCCTCTGTAGCCTTCAATTTTCTTTGCATGCGCAAAGGTGCCAGCGAGGCACGCGCAATCACCGTTATAAGTGCTGCCGTCGATTTTTCCCTCCTCGATGGCCTGCTGCAAAAATTCGAGTTCAGTTGGGAGTTTAAGGACCTCAGCAATGAAATCTTGTTTAAAGCTCTCCAGGTTCGCGCCGCGCAGGTTCGCGCCGCGCAGGTTCGCGCCGCGCAGGTTCGCGCCGCGCAGGTTCGCATCGCGCAGGTTCGCGCGGCTCAGGTCCGCGCCGCGCAGGTTCGCATCGCGCAGGTTCGCGCGGCTCAGGTCCGCGCCGCGCAGGTTCGCATCGCGCAGGTTCGCGCGGCTCAGGTCCGCGTCGTTCAGGTCCGCGTCGCTCAGGTCCGCGTCGCTCAGGTCCGCGCCGCGCAGGTTCGCGCCGCTCAGGCAAGCTTTTTTAACAGCTTCACCTAATTGTATAGAATAGCTGGACGCAGCAAAGTTTTCCTCGAGCTCTGCAGTAAAGATAACATTTAACGTAAAGCGACTTCTGATTTCGAATTTCATGGGCTTTCCTCTCAAGGGTTAAGACAAAACAATTTAATTGTGTGCATTACAATAGTCAAGAGGACACATGCATCGCACGATAGAACACCGCACATAGCACCCAGGAAACAGCGATTAAATTCAAAGCCGTAAATACCAAAAGCGTATCCAAGGTCATGGCGCGTCTGATTTGAGTAAAAAATTTTTGCATCGGTCGATCCTCTCAGGGTTGATGGAACTTTTTCTTAAACGTATATGGTTAATTTAGTCTAAATATTTATCCGCATACAAAGCTTGTC